CACATACTGAGAAGTCTATCAAGTTTAAAATGGCAGCTTTTAAACGGTCAATTATATCTTTGTCTCGCTTGGTTAAATTCTCATCATTAGAATTTTGCAGGAGAGTAAGTGCTTCATCCATCTCCAAACCTAAGCCTTTGACTACATATTTGAACGCAATGTCGGTTCTTAATTCAGAGAGAGCATACAAAGCTTCGTCCTTATCATCTGTATGCAAGGACTTCAATAAAGCTATGAATAAGGCAACTAACGACTGATAATCGCTGTCATGTTCGGTTTTTTGCTCCTCAGTCATGGCAGCTTTAATCTGTTTAACAAGTTCAGAGGTGCATCCGCCTTTTAATGCACCCCTGATAGAAAATTTACATGGTTCCTATGATGACCATAGCGCTTGTAATACTCTTCATCACTCATGCGATGCCCGTCTCCGTTATCATCACCGTCCCAGTCTCCAAGACCTCCACCTCCATTCCCGGTTTCAAAGTTGCGCTGCTTACCGACCTCAACCCCCCATTCTTTATTGATTTCTTCGGGTTCGATTTCATATTTATCAGTGAGCATATCATAGAGTTTAATCTTGTTTTCATCTGACATCTCAACTTTGTTCATATATTTGAAGTACACATCATCAGATATGATTCCCCAATATCTTAATACCGGCACAACCTGTTCGTTCATTACATTTTCAATTCGAGTACGATACTGGTTGATACGAGCACGATATATATTTTCATGAGCCTTGGTAGAACCAACATAAGCCTGAGTAGCGCCGGCCATGGATTCAGAACCAAGTATCAGACTATCATTTTCTTTATTGGTGAACTCTGCAAGAGTTTGGTAAATTTTTTCTGAATTTGAAGCAGCAAATGCCTTAATATCAATTTCATCCCCCTTGCCAGTTACAAGTACTTTATTTTGAGCAGCCGAACCTATTTTACGGGCCAATCTTTGACGAGATTCATTATCCTCGGCTTCGGTTTTACCATGAATTATGGGCTGACCATAAGTATGACTAAAGTTTACCCAGTTACTTACGGTGTATTTTTGGGCAAGAATATTTGGGGTAGTGGCAGCAAAAATACCGAAACCACCAGTATTAATCAAAATATAATTGTGACGATACTGTTCTGCGTCCAAATCCCATCCTGGACTCCACTGACACCAACGTTGAACAACTCGACGTTGATCGGGAAGAACACAACGACGCTCAATGCTATTGATTTCCTTGAGAAGACCAGTCTCAGGATCCAGTTCCGGCATAATTTCTAAAAGCGTATAACCATAAAGTTCGGCCTCAATTATGCCTTTGATAATCTTTTCAAACTGAGAACCTTGACATAGTTTGGACTGTTTAGGATCCCTTATCCATTTACCTTCTTTATCCTCTTTGGCAAACATATAACGCTTACCAATCAGCTGGGAATATAACGTGGCTATTGTGCCTTGTAAATGAGCATTTTGGATATAGCAGGCTTCATATAGATCAATCAATCGTGAGCGGTCATCCATTATGGTGCCATCCTCAACCTGACTCACTACGCTCTTATATCTACACCGACGAGCCAGTTCATCAGTGTATTCTGTAATTGTCTTTTTGACAAGGTTGTAACTTGCAATAAGAGCCTCATCAGTGAAGAAATTACCATTTGAATTATTTTCAGTACGCTTACGCATAATCTATGATTTTTATTGGTAATAGTCTTACTGTATAAGAGCTTAGAAAAAACCTGCATACTTAAAAAATGCTATGTATGCACCTGCAATAAAAAATATTAAAAATTATATTATTGATAATGTGGGTATTATGCTTAATAAGGTTTCACTTTACCTATCCTTGCTATGCACCCAATACTATTATACATTGGAGTATATCAAAACTCTCATAAAAGTTACAGAAGCAATGATAAATTGGAAAGATTTAAAGAACAATCCTCCTGATGAGAATTGTAACATCTGCTTAAAGATTGGAGTTTCTTATGATACATACTTCTTTAAGCGACATAATAGCTATAGCTGGGAATTATGCAAATACCCAAGAATATTTGGACCAGAAAAAGTTCCCGATGGAGCTCAATATATAAATCTCGATGAGATTAAATGATAAACCTCAGTTTAAACATCAAAATTTAATTAAATGAATACTTTTGTTTTTATTGAAGCTAAAGTGAAATTCATCAAACAATTGCAAGATGGCAAGTTCAAGAAAGTGAACGAACCATATATAGTTAAAGCTTTATCGTTCACAGAGGCTGAGGCTCGCGTTACCAATGAGGTAGCGCCTTATATCAGTGGTGAATATACAGTGTCAGCTGTAAGTAAATCAAATATTGAAGAAATCTTCCGCAATGAAGGGGATTTTTGGTATAAGGTAAAAGCCAACTTTAGTTCCTTCAATGAGAAAACGAATGTTGAGAAACTGACACCTCATTACTATCTCGTGCAAGCATATGATTTTCGCAGTGCTTATGACAATTTCTTAGATGGAATGAAAGGCACTATGGCTGATTTTATTATAGCCAGCATCACCGAAACAAAAATTATGGATGTTTTCGACTCCATTTAATCATTATGGATTACAAGACTGTAGTTTTACGAGAAGAGGTAAAAACAGACGAGTTGCTTTTACCCGATATTTCAGATTTACGTTTCGGTTTTTTAGGGGAAAACAAAGCTGTATTTGATTATACCTCGTATATTGAGGATAATAATCTCCCCCCGGTAGATTATAAGGTCTTTATGAGACTGAATAAACACTTTATTGAGACCTTAGCAAAATCTGCCCATAAGAAAACTTCTGAATTGTTTTTTCAGAATACAAACGGCCACATCTTAGTTGCTGCTGAATTGGCTTTTATTTTTGTGGCGTTTGTCAATCCTGAGATGTTCTTATATTTTAATGGTCTTTTAACTGACGCGATGACTGATGGAGTTGCCTACAGTCATGGGTTCGCTTATAGTTTGGCAGTTGAAAGACTCCCATCTGAAATCCTTACGGAAATAATAAGAAAAAGAGAGAACGATGCAGCCGGAGATAAACAATAAACCAACAACTTTGGTAGCATTTGATGCCTCCTATACTCTGGTAGCCATATTTAAATCTATCAGTGAAGCAGCTGCTTTAACCGGAACGGTGCGCCAGTCTTTAATTAAAGCTGCTTATGGAGACATTATTTCAGTCAATAAAAGATACTGGAGGGTTGTGCCATCAGACTTTCAGATTGAGCCTGATGATGTGGGTCAATTGACGCTATTTGATTTTGATGCAGCTATTGGAGAGGATCGCAAGATATATGCAACTCGAAAAATGCTCAAAAGTTCAGTAATGCTGGAGAGCGAGTATATAGCTCTTCAAGCAGCCAGAGGAAAATAATAATAATAATTAATTATATTCTAAAAATGAAAGTAGTTCTATTATCAGAAGGGGCAATGATGCCCAAGAGAGTAAACGATTATGCCGCCGGTCATGACCTCTTTACTCCCAAGGACTCGATTGTAAATCCGGGTCGTAATGTGATACCTCTTGATATTTCTATCGAACTTGATCCTCACACTGAAGGAGAGGTTAGACCTTGTAGTGGATTTTCTAAAAATGGCATGAAGGGATTTTCTCTTGAAGATCCTAACACAGAGAAGAGATTTGATGCGGATGTCATTCTTGGGACAGTTGACGAAGATTTTAGAGGCGTTGTCGGTGTCATTATCAAAAGTTATGAAAACAAGCCTTTCATCATCAAACAAGGTGTTAAAATTGCACAACTCGTAGTTAAAAAGTATGTCGGAGACCCATTTGAGGTCGTTTCCGAACTCTCTCAAACCGAGAGAGGTACAAAAGGCTATGGCGAATTAGAACATAAATGACCTCCATTTTTATCTACTTAATAGGCCGTTAGCCCAAGGAGCGTGATACATCAGTTTCACGCTCCTTTTATATTATTAAGGTGTTTCAGTTTAAAAAAGTGAAACTAATCATTTTATTTAAAACATTGTAATCCAGTATTTAATCTTTAGTTTAACATTTTTTAAAAAGTGAAACTACAAAAATATTTGATGGTTTCACTTTTTGAAATTAATTTTGCGATACCAAATTCAAAAATTATGAGTAAAAAAGGAAGTGTTACTACGGCTGATTATTTGCCGTATGCAGACTATCAGAGATTAGTCCAAACCCTGATAGACGAAAAAAAATACTGGTGGGCTTGTTATTGCATTCTCTCTTTTTGTACGGGATTGCGTTTTTCTGACGTGTGTAAATTAAGTTGGTCAGATATTCTTGATCAACGTAAAATTATTGTTACAGCAAAGAAAACAAATAAAACTCACGTCATCCCCATCGGGCAGAACGCTTCTGAACACTTTTCCTCTTTATATAAATTGATGGGCAAGCCTTCTAAAAAAGACTTGATATTGGCCGGACAAAAAGGAGATGAGGCTAAAGCTGTATCAATACAGTATATCAATCGCTCATTAAAAAAATGGGCGGTCAAATATGAATTGGATATTGATAACTTTAGCACACATACTTTCAGAAAAACATTTGGTCGCTATGTTTATGAAAAAGGCGGTCGAGATGAAAAGACTTTGATGTATCTTAATCGAATATTCAAACATACAAGTTTAGATACCACCATAACATATCTTGGCATTCGCAATGATGAAATCTCTAATATTTTTGACTCTATAAAAATATAATATATTGATTATGCCAGGAATTAAGGTGATGACCCGCATACAAAGATGTTCCTTCTGTGGCCAAAAGGTTTGGATGCAGGGATATAATGAGCAAAATCGTATTACTCATATTATGAATAAGGATGGGTTCTGCTATGAATGCGCCTATTGGCAAGAATTGCATGATTACCCACAGGAATATATGGAAATAATCAATCATCAGTGTGTGCGTTTACATCCGGTGGCAAATAAAAAAGATAAAACTTTAATTCTTGGTGGCAAAGGCAAGATGCGGTATTTTATGCGACCAGATGAAACTGTTTTCAAATCAAATGATATATGGATTATAGGTTCCGTCCCTGAACGCTTTTGGACTATGTTTCCCACTACTGTCTTTGAAATCAGTTTAAAAGCGTATCGACAATTGAGTAAAAGCAGTAAAAAATGCCAAGCGCGAGCTTGCTTGGATCGCTATCAATGCTTTAGATATAATCGAGCTATTGAAAATGATGAACGTGGACCGTTCAACACTATTCCTCCCAAATGGAATATAGGAGATGAACATTGTAGATTTTTTATTAATATTCAAGATATTAAAAAGTGATGAAAGCAGTATGACTGATAAATCAAATTCTAATGAAACAGAAAACTGAAAAATTGTTGGAACAGGCTAAACTGATTATGGGAGATGATGCGGATTTTCTCATCATTGCTCATAAAAATGGTCAATGTGGAGCTGTGGCTCATGGAGAAACAGATAGTGTAGCCCAATCGATATTCTCTTGTATGCACCAACCGAACAATCCTATCGGCCAGACGCTGTATCGCATCATCAATCTTAACGTAGCAAATATGCTTCGCAACCCCTCTCCACTGGCAGGTCATATGATTGATACAATTAACAACATACTACCGGATGATGGAAAATAACTATCAACCTTACGATGTGGCAGATATAGACACTCTGATGAATGAGCCGTGGGAAATAAGCGACCGACCCTTCATGCTTCATGCTGCCTATGCTCTCAGCTGTCTATTTGATATATTCTCACCGGAAGAGGAGGATGATTTTACCCCACAAGATATGTGGGGCGCCACAATTGACAAACGGATTCTTGATCGTCTCGTTATGGATATGGAAGATGACTTTAATGATGCCGCTTCAAACTACAAGCCAGTCCGTATCTGGGGAAAGACTTATTCAATCCGAAAAATCAATGCCTATGACCATAAGCGACTTCATCTCATTTTTAATTTCCCGCTGAAAAATGATGAATATATCATCTCTAAAGAAGGAGTATTGAATCTGGCCGGTCCCACATCCGAGTTCTTGAAGCCTTATGAAGTTTCAAAAGATCAGGCTAAGAAAAATCGCACCTATCTCAGACAAATCATTATGCTTGCAGAAGATGATAAAAATAATGGATGGGACCAGCTGACAGATATGGAGATTGTGGTTTACTGTTGGGCATTGTTCTACAGTAAAAAACAAACTGACAATTTTGTTCAGTTTAAAAAAGAATATAAGGACTATCTGTATGCTGATGAAAAAGGAATTTTGAAGTGTCTTAATGAAAAATCCACATTAAGGCAATCTCCAATTGGAATGTATGCCTTCTCTCATGACAAGGTACTTGAATGGAATAAGGCTAATGGGCAAGAATCCATAGCAGATAAAATTCCAGAACAGCAAGCGGAAGATTATTGGTATGATGTTGCTATTAAATCTACATTCAAACCAATCGACCAGCGATAAAATGCGGGGGAAGGCTTTAAGCTTTCCCTCTCATTTTTCTTACTTCTTTCATAAAAAGTATGCCTTCAGTATAATCCAGAATATAATTTCCAGCATTTAATCTTTCTGTATGCTTCTTAGTTCCATTGTCCCGGTCCATAACCAATTCAAACCGATCATTTAAATACCAATATACATTATCCCTACCCTTTTTAGGGGCTTTAACAAACTGATGACATCTCTCATTATATACAAATCCAGCTTTAGAAGTAGCAGCATGAAGTTCCCGAATATCCTTATCAGTTGCTTGTCGCAGAGGTGTATAGTCATTCTCTATCCAACAATCCATTTTTAGTCCATCCTTATCCAAATAAGCTAAAAAATGGGACTTAGAACCCTCTGATTCTAAATATATTCCAACATTAGGCTCATCGCTATATGGATTGTCTATTGTAACATAAAAATATTTTTTAGGGGTGTATAGTTTCTCAAATTTGCCATTCCGAACATAAAAATCAAGCCCCTTATCAAAAATCATACGCTTCAATTTGATTTTTCTATCTTCATCAAGAATCATCAATCTTTTCGGCTCCAACACCTCCATATTATTTATGATAAGGTTCCCTTCATAGTCGCAATATGCGGCTAAAACGATTTTTTCAGAAGTCACAGAACCTACAACTCCCATAGTGTTTCCATAAGCGACCATGTTACCGGGGGCAAAACCTTCGCCTTCCCATTCCAGAAACTGTTGATAAGTAGATGTTCCCTTTGGATTTTGGGCTCTATGAATTTTCCCGCCATTAAATCGTGTCTTACAGTATGTTAGAACCTTTTGCCAATCCTCATCAGAGAACTGGCAATCTGAAGTGTAGCGATATATTTGATCCAAAGACTTCATTAGGTATTGTTTTGTTAACTTGCAAAGTTACTATTAAAAATTAAAACCTATATGAAATTTGGATGATTATTTTGACCGATTTTTAATTTTTGGTAATTTTGCATCCAATAAATGAGGACTTTATGGTCCTGACATGATGAAAGCAGTGTTATGAAGTATGAAGTTTCATAACATGAGAAAAATACCTCAACGAGCGGTACTTCCCCAGCCGGAACCACTTATAATCAAGCTTGACCGCAAACAACTGAAAAATGGTATAGTTTTACCTAAAGTACAGTATCAGATGGTGGCTTCAGTAGAAGCTGAAGAGGTTTTTAATGGGATGGTGTTACCTATCCCTAAAGTCTTGATATATTATCTGAATCATAATGAACTTCTGGTGATGTCTTACATCATGGAAGATACAAATGACAACGGAGAGTGTGCTTTATCTGTGAAAGAGATGGCCACAAAACTTAAAATTTCAGTTCCTACTATCAGCAACTGTCTTTATTCTCTCCGAAAAGTTGGACTATTGCTGGAGACTCCTAACGGTAAACGTGGTGGCGGTAGAATCCGGAAACTCAACTATCCAGCAATTCAGCATTTGAATGATCTCGTTGAAGGCGAAGATCCGGGTATTTATGTTCGGATTCGTAAAGCAATAGTTCGTTAAAAAATTATTCATAGGCTAAGCGGCATCAACCGTCAAGCCAAA